ATGGGTTTTTGGTATGTTTGTCGATGGAGAAGCCGCGCAACAGCCAATCGTGTTGGGATCGTTGCCGGGTATTCCGGAATGTGTTAACCCAAAGGGCGATCCCGATGTTTCATTCGATGCGTGTGATATTCTATCTCTACAAACACAAGGATTCTACGATCCGCGAAAGGCAGACGATAATCAGCTAGACGATGTGCCACGACCACCTAAGCTATTGAATCTCAAAAAGCCGTGCGAATCATCTGGTAGCGAAAATCAAGAAGACGAAGACAAAAACTCGTTCACAGGATACAACGGGCAATCGCATAACCCCGCACAAAAAGAATCGTCAGACGAAGATTTGGCGGCAGGCGTTGGTGAAGTATATGCATGTCTTGAAGAAACAGAAAGCGGTGAAAACTATCCGCTTGCTGGTAAAATGGAATATGAGAACCGAAAGGGATCATTTTTTCTGGAGCCAGATACAAACAGACTAGCACAACGATATGATGATGATGATGACGAACAGGAAAAACAAGATAAGACAGTTATCAAGTGGAAAAAAGATAATCTAGACAAAGAAGTAAAGACTGCTAATATTCCAGACCGCACGACAGAGATTCCGGAAAAGTGTGAATTCAATGTTGGTCCCAACAGTCCACGGTTTAGAGACTCAAGCTGTCCTAAAAAGACAAAATCAGAAGGCGGCAAATGGGAAGAGCCAGAAACACCATATGATGCCAAGTACCCATACAACCATGTTCGTGAAACAGAATCGGGACATATTGAAGAATGGGATGATACGCCGGGTGCCGAACGATATCACAGATTCCACAGATCGGGTACGTTCAAAGAGATTCATCCGGACGGTACAGAAGTAAATAAGATTGTAGGCGAACGATACACAATCATCGCAACAAACGATAAGATTCACATCGAAGCAAACTGCGACATCACGATCGATAAGGCAGCAAAGATTTTGGTAAACGCAGACAACCAACCGGGCAACCACTTTGATATAGAAGTAGGAGAAAACTCGGACTTGAATGTTATCAGTAAAGGTGATATAAACCTGCACGCAGAGAAAAATCTAAACTTATCGGCAGGCGAAGACATTACATTCAATGGTGGGCGTGATGTGATCTGGCGTGTTACCGGCGACGTTGATGAACACATTAGAGGAAACGAAGACGTAACCGTGTTAGGTGATGTTGACCGTGCGATTACTGGTGCGAGAACCGAATTGATATCTGGATCAGAAGGATACAGACAAGAAATTGAAAAAGGAAATTACTTCCAAGGAATTGAAGGAACATCATATGTAATTTCTGGTGGGCTAATGACAGAAATTGGTTTGGGTAATATCACTATGAACCCATTGGATAGACCAAGCATTGTACCGTTTGAAATCTCACCGGAACCTGCATGTATACCCGTCCCGCGATGCGGAGACGATGGTGGTGGAACACAAAACGAAGATTTGAGTGCCGATGATATTTCTGGTGGCTTGAGTGGCAGCGGAACACAAAACGAAGACATAAGCTAAGGAAGTACACCAACAATGGCAATAAAATTAACACGATCGGCAAACCTAGAGAGATACAGAGACTTGGATTTGAACTTTACTGCTCATCCAGTAACAGGGAATCTCACAGTATTGTCAGAAGAAGACGCGATCAAGCGATCCGTTAAGCATCTTGTGCTATTGAATTTCTACGATATTGCGTTCAAGCCTACTATCGGTAGTGATGTCAATAATCTTCTTTTTGAGAATGCCACAGATTTTACAAAATCAAACATAGAAGATGCTGTTAGAAATGTTTTAGAGTCATACGAACCGCGAGTAGATGTTGATGAAGTCGTAGCCAACATAGACCAAGACGCACACACGGCAGAAATCACTGTAGTGTTTTTTATAGTATCACAACCAGAACCCATTATAACAACATTGATCGTAAAGCGAAACAGATAATACCATGCCAAAATTAACAAACGTATCATTAACAGGTCTTGATTTTCAAGACGTACACGATTCACTCAAAAATTATTTGAGAGGACAATCCGAATTTCAAGACTATGACTTTGAAGGCAGTGCGATGTCTATTCTTGTCAATCTTCTTGCATACAATACGCACTATCAAGCATACTACTTGAACATGGTCGCAAATGAAATGTTTCTCGATTCTGCACAAACGCGGGCATCTGTTGTAGCCGCAGCAAAATCTCTAGGATATACTCCAACATCTATTCGTGCGGCAACAGCAGTTCTTGATATTTCTCTTGTCCGCTCGGCTGAATCAGCAACTACGGTGATCGATAAGTACACACCATTCTCTTTCACACAATCTGGTACGCCATATACATTTTTAGTAGCAGATGATGCGACAATAAACACGACTACGAACACGGCAACAGTGACAGTCAAAGAAGGAACAAAGTTTGAGTATAGCCATGTGTTCGATTCATTAAATAATGATCAAGCAATCATAATTCCAGACGATAACATAGACACATCGACTATCACGGTTTCAGTATATGATTCGCCAGAGTCAACCGATAGAACCGAATATGTTTTCTATTCAGACTTTCCGTCTCTAAATGCTACGTCCAAAGTGTATTTCATCAATGAAAATTCTAATGGTCAGTTTGAAATATACTTTGGCGACAACACAATTGGTCAGAAGCCAACCGAAGGAAGCTATATTGTCATTGAAGCAATTTCCACGACTGGTGCTGCTGCAAACGGTGCTGGTAGTAGAGAAAGAACAACACCACTATTCACAATAGGCTCGTCTCTCGCAGGGTGGTCATCGGCAACCGCGACTGTTTCATCACCGGCAGCAGGAGGAGCATCCAAACAAGGCATTGATCAGATTCGCTATCTTGCTCCACTGTTCTATGAAACACAAAATAGAGCAGTCACATCGCGCGATTATAGTGCAATCGTGAAACAGGTGTATCCAACAAACGAATCTGTACAAATTTATGGCGGTGAAGACGCAAATCCGCCAGAGTACGGTAAGGTGTTTGTTGCTCTTAAGCCGGTATCGGGAACAACTACATCGTCGAGAGTAAAGCGAAACATCGTAGAACTTCTACGCGAAAAGAACATTGTAACCATTGTACCGGAAGTTGTCGATCCAGAAATTTTGTTCTGTCAAGTCGAAACTCTTGTGTCATATGATCCACGACTAACCAGCAAAACATCTGGAACCATTCTCGCCAATGTGGTAGATGAGATTAAGAACTTTGGAGACAACACACTAGAGAAATTTGAAAGATCATTACGACATTCTAAGTTTGTCACTATGATAGATGATGTTGACGCATCGATTTCATCCAACACAACAAACGTTGAAATATATCAGCGAATCACGCCGGTACTAAATCAGTCTATGTCATATACCATCAATTTCAACAACGAATTGTTTCACCCAGCAGACGGGTATTCAGAAGCGGTAGTCACATCAGAACCATTTATACACTATGATTCCATCACGAATCAAAACGTCACTGCATATATTCAAGACAACGGGTCTGGTGTTCTACAATTGTATAGAATCGTAAACGGTGAAAAATCTATATTCAATGTGAACGTCGGGACCATAGACTATACAACTGGTGTTGCCGTGCTAAACAATTTTGCACCGGTATCCATACCATCCGTGAATGATTTTATTAAGGTGTATGCAAACATTGCATCTGATGATGTTACATCGTCGCGAAATGTCATTCTACAAATTCTACCAGAAGATATTGCCGTTCGGGTAGTCGCACAAGAAACTGCCAGCAACACGCAGATTCTAGGATACTAATAAAAGTTTAGACTAGAAGCACTGAACTACCACAAGAGAAAATAAATTAGCATGGTAAGAGAACGATACAGCAAAAAAATATCTCCATTTGTAGAAGAACGACTACCAGATTTTGTAAAAGATCAGTACCCTACTTTTGTGGGGTTTCTTAAAAAGTATTACGAATGGATGGAACAAGAAGGCAATCCAGTCGAACGAACTTCTTCTCTTCTATCATTCCGAGACGTAGATGAATCACCTGAAGAGTTTCTTGGATATCTTCAGAACGAGTATCTAGGCTCGTTTCCTAATGAATTTGTTGCCGACAAAGCACTAATCATAAAAAACATACAGGAATTCTATAAAACCAAGGGAACCGTACAGTCGTTCAAGTTTCTGTTCCGGGTTCTGTACGCAGTCGATGTTGATATATTCTATCCGGGCGAGTACATTCTTAAATTGTCTACTCCACTTTGGCAACTAGACACTACGATTAAAGTGTCTACATATTTTGGCAAAGAGTGGGAAAAGACAATAGGATATATGGTAGTACAGGAAGGGTCTGGTGCGACAGCAGTAGTAGATAACATTCGACAAAGATATGAATCTGGTGTGCTGGTAACAGAAATTTATCTGCACGACATAGCTGGAACATTCAATTCGACCGGGCGTATTACAGGAACATTTGTAGAATCTGGAATCACAAAAACAGTATTTGGCGAACCGCTGTTTTCGGTGGTAGACAATTTGTCTATTATCGCTGGCGGAACCGGGTATAATACAGGCGATCAAGTCGTGTTCACTGGTGTGTGTGATGGGTCTGGTGCAAAAGGATATGTCTCTTCTATAGACGCATCGGGTTCAATTCGTGAAGTAGTCCTACACGAGTTTGGAATAAATTATCAAACAACACCGACCGTTACTGTACAGTCCGTGTCGGGAACCGGCGCATCACTGACAGCAACCATAAATACGACAGCAACATACCCCGGATACTATGCAGATTCAGATGGTGGGTTCTACTCATCTGAATATGTTTTCCAAGATTCTGCATATTATCAACAATACTCTTATGTCATCGATGTAAACGTAGAAGATGGCGTGAGCGTCAAAAACTATAAAGAGGCAGTAAAAGCAACAGTACACCCAGCAGGAATGAAAATGTATGGTCAGATGACATTGAATCAATCTATAGATTCTGGAATGGGCAATTCAGAGATTATCTCAACTGCCGTATCGACCGTGTAATATACTATGTTTAATGGAACTCCCGGCGTAGCCCGAATTGGCGATTTTGTGACAGTAGACTGTGACTTTGGGTTTCAGTCGGATACTATCCTCACAGGATCAGAAACGGTATTCTGCAATTCGATTGGTGCTGTTAGAGAAACAGACACAACAGACGCGGATTCTAATATTGTTGAAGGCTCTACGTGCGTGTTTTCTGATTCTCTTCCGCTTGCACGAAATTTTGATAGAGCATCGATTGTTTTTATTGATGATGTTGATTGGGGATCATTAACGATCGATGATATGTCTAGTCTGTCAACGCCAGAATTAGCTTCGATGGAAATAGAAGATTGCTATGCATATATTGCATGGATTGATCCACAAGTATCAGAAAATACATTTGCAGGATGTGAAGTAAACGGTCCACCAGAATGCTTTGATTATTGTGATAGCTCATCATCATCATCGTCTAGTTCTAGCTCAAGCTCTTCTAGCAGTTCATCATCGTCATCAAGTTCTAGCAGTTCAAGCTCTTCTAGCAGTTCTTCGTCTAGTTCTAGCTCTTCATCTTCTAGCAGTTCATCATCGTCATCAAGTTCTAGCAGTTCCTCTAGCTCTTCTAGCTCTTCATCAAGTTCAAGTAGTTCCTCTAGCTCTTCTAGTTCTAGCAGTTCAAGTTCATCTAGCTCTTCATCTTCTAGTTCAAGTAGTTCCTCTAGCTCTTCATCATCTTCTAGCAGTCCATCTAGCCCCTCATCTTCTAGTTCAAGTAGTTCCTCTAGCTCTTCATCATCTTCTAGCAGTCCATCTAGCCCCTCATCTTCTAGTTCAAGTAGTCCATCTAGCCCCTCATCTTCTAGTTCTAGCAGTTCATCAAGTTATACTCCCGCTGATTGCTGTGGACCAATTGGAGGTCCAACATACGATTGCTGTTTTAGTGAAGATTCGACTGTCACGATTCCAAAACCATCAATCAATTTTTCTGCGGATGTTGACTCCGCATGTCAAGCAGCATATGACGCGATGTCTTTCGCCGAGATTCCGTTTGCATCTCTTTGTGGGGCGCCTACTGAAATGCGATGGACTCGTGAAGGGGTTATTGATTCTTGTTATATACAAATAACTGTTTTTTACGACGCGACGGGATGGAACGCGATGGTACTGGTAGGAGCAGGCATCACAGTTGCCACGGCAACCATAACAGACGATACATGTTGCGGTGGTACGATAACCGGATGGACACCGGCATATCTCATCGCTGATTCTGTAACCGGTGGTGATGGTGCGTTTGAAGTTACAGGAAACACCTGCTGCAATGATGAGGGAACATGTATTACTGGTGATGATGAAGATTGTGACGGTGCATGTGATGATCCATGTACCGAGTCAGCCAACCCCTGCACTCACTGTGACGATATCACCCCTGTTGAATATAAGGTTACATTTAGCGGCATGGAGTCCTGCTCCTGTGTCAATGACGGCTATACTTCGTCATGGTCTATTGAATATAACACCGATATAAATACTACCTTCACGCTGACTCAAACGGCTGGGAACAACTGTATTTGGGAGTGGACAAATGCAACAAACGCAGACATCACCCCCTATTACGGCAGCACCGATTGCACTGGTGTAGCAGACCCTGACGATAGCAATGATGCTCTCAGGATTCGGTTGGTCAGGTTGGGATCAACATGGAACCTAAGCATGAGTATCGCGGGAAACTTTCTAAACTTCGGCGTAGTCTGGAGCGAGGGACTCCTTTTCTCGGCATCGGTGCCTGCGGACTCTACGGGCGGGGTTCAAGAGTGTGCGACGATCACATCGGCGTTCACCAACACTACCGACACAGACCCTAGTTGTGGTGGTCCAGCCCTTGCTCAAAACGGCGCAGCCACGGTGGTATGCGTATGAACCTCACGCTTAAGCAACTCAAGCCCCTAGCCTGCCACACCCGCGCTCACTGCGCCACGTGCCGCACCGACGCCGACTGGCGTGAGAACGTCACTGGCGTGCGTGAGTTTGATTGTCCGCATGGTGTGTATATCAAAGACGATGTTGTACACGAATCACAACCACCAGAGCCATCAAAGACACAACAAGCAAAAAACGCAACCAAGGCAATCGCAACAGGCGTTGCGTCTATGGTAAAGACAGGCATCCTACGAAAAGGCAGAACAACAGACCAAGAATACAAAGATCGTCTGAATACTTGTACAAACTGCCCCGGAAACCATGCTGTTTTCAAGAATGGTGCATTGTTTACTTGCGGAGAATTCAAGAATTCGATTACTGGCAAATTGCCTACGTGTGGATGTGTTCTTACCAAAAAAGCTCGTGACATCAAGCAAGATTGTCCACAGGGTTATTGGCAGAAATTAACAGTAGACGGAAAAGATGTGTCTAAATAGAAGTACATATACAGGATAATGATAGATGGCAGCAAATAAAACACGAACACTAGCAAGCAACACCGCAGAAGCATTCAAGGCAAGATTCGGCAACGATTCGGTCTATGCTTTTATTGGAAGAGTTGCACCCTATGCATCATCCTCATCTTCCGAACACGAACAAGAATATTACAGTACATGGGATGGTGTATACGCACTTAAAAAAGTAACGCTTGCCGATGTCGCACATGTTGTTCCTCTCAATGATTGGGTAACCGGTACAGAATACGATATGTACGAACACGATATAGAGATGGCATCTGCCGATTCCTCTCTTTCGTATTTTGTGTCCGAACCAGACGGATCAGATTTATATGTGTACAAATGCATCAATGACGGATCGATGGGCGAATGTACTGGAACGGATTCTACTGTTTCTCCCGTCACTGCATCAGGAACATCTGTATCTATTCCAGACAACGCATCAGACAACTATCGATGGAAGTTTCTGTACTCAATCACAAACTACACAAGCAATAAATTTTATGATTCGACATGGATTCCCGTGTATCGCACTGGTTCTGGTGGATCACTACAAACAAACGTGAATACGGCAGCAACAGACGGTGCGATAGATCATATCAAAGTTACGAATGTTGGATCGGGGTACACTTCACCACCGACAGTAACAATCAATGGTGACGGAACAGGCGCGTCGGCAATTGCAGTAGTAAAAGGGCTTTCCGGCTCATCATCTTCGGCAATGGGATCATCGTCTTCTTCTGGATTTGAATGTGTGGACACATCATCGTCTTCATCTTCATCACCTGCATTATCGTCTTCTTCTTCTGCGTCTGGTGATCCATGTACAGAAGTGGCAAACACGATCATCGAAATCATTATGATCAATCGTGGAAGCGGATACACAAATGCGACTGCTACACTTTCCGGTGGTGGCGGTTCTGGTGCGACACTCAAGCCGATCATATCACCAAAATGGGGACACGGCTATGATCCAGTCAAAGAACTTGCGGCAAACTCGGTTATGGTTGTTGCACGATTCGATGGTACAGAAGGGGATGTAATATCCGCCGAAAACGATTTTAATCAATTCGGTCTTGTGGTGAATCCTACAGTATATGGTACAAAAACAATTGCAACCGGCTCTGTATATTCACAAGCAACTGTTCTAAATATAACTGATGCGGGATCGGGATTGAATGCTGGTACATATTCAGCAGACGCGGCGATTACAGGCGATTCTTCTGGTGCGACTGCATTGGTAGTAGAATGGGAAGCAACGACATCATCGGCTGGTGTGTTAACACTAGCAAACGTCGATGGAACATTCCAAGCATCTGAATCGATTAACTCTACTCCCGCACATACTATCACGACAATCACAAATCCCGGTCTAGAAACCGGATCAGGCGAAATCATTCTAACTGATAGCGTTTCAGCAGTTTCCCGCGATCCAGCACAAAACGATCAAATACGAATGGTATTCACATTTTAAGAGAACAATATGGCAATTGAAGCAAACTATAACGATGGCGGATTATCATCTGCGGCACCATACTTCAACGATTGGGACGAAACCAAAAAGTATCTACAAATGCTTTTCACGCCGGGTCGCGCTCTCCAAGCTCGTGAACTTACACAAGTACAGACCATGCTACAAACGCAGGTCGATCGTTTTGGTTCGCACATTTTTGAAAACGGCTCTCCCGTTGCAGGTGGGCAAACAACAGTCAACAACAATATCAGCTATGTTCGACTCAATCCGGATTCTGCATACAACAACATCACGGACTACAGCACATTAGTAGGCACGGCTCTTACAGAATTTTCTACTGGCGTTGCTGCTCGCATTGTTGCTGTTGATGCAACTGTCACAGACGATGATCCATATCCAGTTCTATTCATACAATACACATCAAATTCACTAGACGGAACATCGGAAGAGTTTTCAGCAGCATCAGAATTGACTACTGCATCTATTGCAGCATCATCGTCTTCAAGTGGAGGGCTTCAAGTTTCTGTAATCACATCAGGGCAAGCATCAACACTCGGCGAATCAGCACTAGGCGATGCATATCTTATCTCGATCGATCGGGGAATCTTCTTTATCGATGGATTCTTTGTACTCGTGGACAAACAGTCATATGCACCACGAACAACATCAGGCGGCGGTGTCCGGCAATTCTCTGCTACACCAACAACGCGAGTAGGACTGTCCAACACAAAAACAGTCGTGAACATCGGTGAAGATTCGTCTCTAGGCGATCCAGCCAACGGAGCGGCAAACTTTTCTGCTCCCGGTGCTGCACGACTCAAGTTTGATCCGGTACTAACAGAAAAAGCATTCACTGAAAACACTTCGACAATCGCAAACCTTTCAGACGAAGACTTTGTTGAACTGATTCGTCTGTCTTCTGGTGTCGTAAAGAAACGCATCAAGTATCCTATCTATTCCGAGCTAATGGAAACAATGGCTCGTAGAACACACGACGAATCGGGTCACTATACTGTACGACCATTCCGCGCATCTGTTCGCGAATCAAGCAAACGACGTACTCTTACTATTCCATCATTTTCAGTTGGTAGCTCTTTCACACAAGGCGAATATGTATCCGCAACGACTGGATCATCTTCATCATCTTCTGGCGGCGCAACAGCAATCGGCATCGTGGCATCATGGGATGGATCGACTGATGAACTTGTTGTCGATCTTGTAACAGGCGACGAATTTGTTGCAGGCGATTTCTGCGTGAATGACGCGGGAACAGCAGGCGGATTTGTAACAGGCGTGACAACAGAACACTTTGATGTTGTTCTCGATCCCGGTAAAGCATACATCTTTGGATACGAATTTGAAACAATATCACCAGAATATGTTCCAATCAAGCGAGCAAAGCAAGTCTCTACAGCAGCAGGTGATACAGTCGTATGCAAGTATGGAAGCTACCTTGCGTGCGATGTTTTAGAAGGTGTCTTTGATATCAATGAACAGGAACGTATTACTCTTTACGGAACAGATGCGGGATCATCATCGTCTTCTAGCGATCCAATCGGTGAAGCAACCGTAAAACACATACTATACGATACAGTGAACAACTACTATCGTGTGTATATTTACGATGTGGTGATCAATTCAGGTAAAAGTTTAGGCGACACCGAATTACTTGTTGGACAACAATCAAATGCATATGCATACATCGATAGTGTTGGTGGACATCAAAGCGGCGTGACGTATTTATTCCGCCGTTCGACACACTCGACCGGCAATTCTGTTTTCGCCCTACCGTCTGCACCGGTTCAAACCGATCTCACATCGGTAACATATCACTATCGGCTATATCAAACAGGCGTAACAGCATCATCAACAACAGCAACATTCGTAATGCCAAACGCGGGTGATCTATACTATCCGTTTGCTGGCGGAACAACATCATCTAATCTTAGAGAAAACTATATCGTAGTGAACGATACAACCGGTACAGATATTTCTGATGCGGTCACACAAGTAAACCGAACAGGCGACACGCTCGTGATCACATTCTCGGATGCGTCACACAACGGCGATTCAATATCAATCATCGGTGTCGCACAATCGAGCAGCGTAGCACGATCAAAGACACTTGTAGAAAACTACACAATTCCTGCTGATCTAGCAATGAACGGATCAAACGAAGTTCCTCTCGGTGTTGCAGATATTTCATCACTTGCTTCTGTACTAGATGCGGGTAACGGCGATGCGGATGTCACATCATCATTCATTCTTGACAACGGGCAGCGAGACAACGTATATGATTATGGTAAGCTAAAACTTGCACCGGGTTCATCAGTAACAGGTCCATTTACAGTAACAGTAAACTACTTTACACATACTGGATCGGGTCCGCTTACATACAATTCATATAGCGGAATCGAATACGAAGACATCCCAACATATATCGCAACATCAAACGGATATGCGTATCGACTACGTGATTCGGTAGATTTCCGACCGATCAAAGACAATCAATTTGTAGGAACATCATCGTCTTCATCGTCACCAGACACAATCGACTACGCAAAAGTTATTTGCCCGTACGACGATACATACAGAACATTCACAACAACACACGCATTCTACACACCACGAATCGATAAGGTTATCCTTACTCGTGAGCTAGAGTTTGAAGTAATAGAAGGCGAAGGCGAAACCATTCCATCAGACCGTGATGATGCGATGACGCTATACACGGTATCGGTAACACCACAAACATCTGATCCATCAGGCGTAAAGCTGGGATATGTTGACAACAGACGATATACAATGAAAGACATTGGAAAGCTGCGAACGCGGATTTCAAATCTTGAATACTATACGTCACTATCTCTTCTTGAAAAAGAGGCTACACAGCTAACAGTCAAAGACGTTAACGGTGCCGAGCGATTCAAAAATGGTATTCTTGTTGACTCATTCAACGGACACCAAATCGGTCAGGTAAGCGATCGCGGTTATGCATGTTCTATGGACTTTGTACAGGGTTCGCTTCGACCATCGTTTACTGCGAAAAATGTTTCACTCGACTACAATAACGGATCATCAACCGGCGAACTTCGAAAAGGTGATCAGATTACACTTAATCCGACATCTACTACTGTTCCGTTTGTCGAACAGCCATTAGCATCACAGTGTATTTCAGTAAACCCTTTCAACCTTACATCATGGTTGGGCGACATGACGCTTACACCAGATTCAGATACATGGGTGGACACCACAATACGACCAAAAGTTTTGGTCAACTATGAAGGTTCAGCCGATGCTTGGCAACACATCAATAACTCAACAAGTGCAACAGGTTACGGAACCGAATGGAACGATTGGGAAACTGTATGGGCAGGCGAAAAGTTTGAATCATCACAAAGAATCCACCTCGGTCGAGTGCGAGGTGTAAACAACAGTTCTACGGCGGATTGGGGCAGCAGTGGTCGATCATATGGTACTGGAGGCAACTTCCAAATCATCGAAAGTGGTACAACACAATCAATAAAACGACAAACACGAAAAGGTATCAAAACATCATATGATGTGGATACAGTGATCGAAACACAAAACGGTAAAGTTGTGAATGTTAAGATTGTTCCTTATATGCGAGCAAAAACAATTACAGCAGTAGCCACAGGGCTAAAGCCAAACACTGTTCTTTATCCGTTCTTTGGCGACGAAAGCGTTGCACAATATTGTAGCCCATCTACCATCCAAACAGATTCGGCGGGTGCGGTCACAGTAACATTCAACCTACCAGACAGCACATTCACATCTGGATCAAAACTATTCCGACTGATCGACAATCCAAACAACCTTGTTGCGGATGCTATCTCTACGGCGGAGTCAGTGTATACATCTAAAGGCTCAATCGAAGAGCGAGAAGATACTATTGTTTCTACAAAACGAGCAATCGTAAAAAGAACAGAAGTAACCGATACACGTGTTGTCACCGGTCCGGTAGAGCGATTTGGAAAAGTCATAGGAAACAGCACCAAGTCTACATATACAGCAGCGAAAGCAAGTCTTAAAGAACGATCATCTGGTGTACGAAAAGCCGCTGGGTGGAACGACCCGATTGCACAATCTTTCTTGGTCGATCCTGCAAACTTTCCGAATGGTATTTTCTTAGCGTCTGTTGACTTGTTCTTTAAGACAAAAGATGACAACCTACCAGTGACGATCGATCTCCGACCATCAGTAAATGGCTACCCATCATCTTCTAAGTTGATTCCATTCTCTGTTGTTACGAAACAGCCAGCCGATGTCAACACATCAGACAATCCCGATCCATCGAATGCGTCCAGCTATACACGATTCGACTTCCCGTCGTTCATATATCTTGCACCGGGCGAATATCATATAGTTGCACGATCCAACTCGGATAAGTATTGTGCATACATTGCAGAAATCGGGCAAACACAAATTGGTTCATCGAATAGAATCACAGAACAACCATATGCAGGTTCATTCTTCAAGTCACAGAACGCATCGACATGGACAGCAGATCAGGCAGCAGATTTGACATTCCGATTGAATCGTTGTACATTCTCTACGACTACGGCAGCAGAAGTTATCATGGAAAGCGAATCACAATCGCCAGATGTTAACTATGATGTGTGTCATATCATGACAAACAACATTAGCTTTGCTGATGCACCTATATCATATAGCTATGCAAAGACACCAAACGGCGATTCGCTTGGAGCATATACAAACATTCAACCGAATAACAATATATTCCAGTCAACGCAACATGAACTAATTGGTACAGGGGACATGACCGTGAAAACACGACTGTCCACAAACGATCCGGCGATTTCTCCGATTGTCGATGAAACACGATATGCTATTATGGCAATCGAAAATATCATCAACAACTCTACTACAGGAGAAACAGAATCAACGGCAAACACGACTAGCGGTGCAAAGGCACGATATATTTCACGTAGAGTCACAATGGACACCGATTTTGGTGCAACCGACTTGAAGGTATATCTCACAGCAAACATTCCAAAGCAATCAGAAGTCGATGTGTACTATAAGGTTCTAGCAGGTGAAGACTCAACACCATTCGATGACATCCAATGGGTTAAGCTAAATCCAGTAACAGGAACGCTAGAAAAAGCAAGCAGTGTTGGGGATGTTCGCGAATACGAATTCCGATCGTCTGCAATAGACATCAATGGTGATACAACAGTTGTCTATGGCAACTATGGCGAATTCCAAACATATGCGATCAAGATCGTAATGCGATCAACCAACACATCGGTTGTTCCAACTATCGATGATATGAGAGCAATTGCGGTTCTTTAATTATGAAAATAGAAACAGACGAAAAAAATCTGGTACGAGACACAAACAGTAAAGCTCTTTTGAACAGGGATACTGTATACAGAGATCAGATACAAATGGCAAGAGAAAAAGCACGAAAAGCTGCACAGCTTGAAACTCGTGTAACAGAACTTGAAGCAACAGTAAAAGAATTAACTCACATTGTAAGGGGCATTAAGACATGACATATAAGCAACACACCACAAGAAAATCACGATGGATTGTTACCGGAAACGGTGAATTCGTCAGCCAACACAACAGCAGCTTTGAAGCGGGCGAATCCGCTGCAAACTGGTCGGCATCAAACGGCGGGGCAATCGCAAACATCGAACCGCCTGCATACGAAGTGTATATCGACATGGGCAGTGTTACTGTTCCAGAAGAAGAGGAAGAAGTCGTTGTATCGTCATCGTCTGCAACACCAGAAGAAGAAGAAGTCGTTGTATCATCATCGTCTGCCGCACCGGTTGTTCCACCAGTTACGAATCCAAATCCACCAGCCACAGGCGTTATGCTAACTCCCGGCGCAGGGCTTCCAACACCAATGCCATCACTTAATATAATTGGTGATGTTGATGAAGTTGCTATTGCAAACTGGAATGTCGTACCCGAACGACAACTGTTCGGAGATTTCAATGCTGGTGTGGTTGCACATCATGTAGACGGAATTGATCATGTTGCGTTTAGTCTTGATGGTGGACCGTGGAAACTAATCAAAACACCATCTATTAATCCGCGAACTAACTGCGAAGAGTATTGGGCAACAATTCCAGAAGGAAGTGGATGGCGAGAATTGCGAGCAGTAGCAGTTCCGACAAAAGGAAAACCAAAATCACTACCAACAACCAGACTATACGCCGGAGAAAACGAAGAGCTATTTCGTGAAATCGTTTTGGAAGCCGGTACACATGATGGTGGTCAATTGATGAATAGTGTCGGCGAACATCGTGAAGGATGGGTCACCATTCGTGCAGCAGAAGGTGTCGAACGAAACAAGGTTATCATCATCGGCAACATGCGAACAAGCCGCGATATGCAACTTCGATTTGAGGGCATTACCCGCAAGCTGGGGCAGTGGGACGAGCATAACGGATCAAAAAACTGGAGTGTCAAGTGGTGGTTCGACAATTGTAGAATTGAAGGAAACACACGATCGCGATGGATTGTTCACGAATCCGGTCGGCAGTATTACACCGACACCACGATCACCGACATGCAGACGACTTTTAGCGGCGCAACGCTGCTAGCTCGCAACGTCGTGATTGAACGCGGCTGGGAAGACATCTGCCGAACGTTTGGCATGATGGTGAATGTACGAATTAATAAGCTATATCAAGGCGAGTTTTCAACATATCACGCAGACGTATTCCAGTGGCACGGGGCAGTTCTTTCGAACTTTATTGCACAAGATGTATCGTCTCCTATTACTCGTGGTCAGGGACTATTCACCGGAGATATGCAGAACTCGGCATTTCTGCGTGTTAACCTAGACATCGATCAACAGCCAAATAAATTCTACTATTCACTACAGATGCAAGGAGAAACTAAAAATGTTCTCCTTAAAGACTGCGGATTAAGTCCGGGCATTTTGCGAGTAGATAAAGGATTTTCTGCTGACCGACTTGTTCTTGATAATGTCGCTATTCCCCAACACGCCAACATCCCCGGCGTTGAAATACGAAACTAATTACTCATGGCAGCAAAACACTCTTTAACAATCTGGCAAGGCTCGACTTTTATACAGGAAGTTGTTGTAAAGAATTCGTCCAATTCTGCTATTGATTTGGCAGGATATACAGGACGGGGGCAATTACGAGAAAACTATGATTCCACGGAATTCGTAGACTTTACTGTTGATGTATCCGCACCGGCTACAGGTGTTGTAACAATTTCACTAACAGCAGTTGAAACAGCAGAAATAAAACCGGGACGTTATGTGTATGACATAGAACTTGTTGATGGAGCAATAGTACATAGGATCGTTCAAGGCACTGTAACAGTTTATCCGGAAGTGACGAAAACAGGAGTATAATTAGCCGATGTCAATTCTAGCATGGGAAGATGTAAGCCTAGCAA